CCTGCAGCGCCTCGTAGGTGCTGTCGGATGCGTTAAGCGATTCGGCGTCGAGCGCTGCCGTGAGGTTGTTGCGCAGGCCAATGGTGTCGTCGTAGACGTCTGCACTGACCAAGCTGGACACACCCACCGCCTGAGCCAGCAACACTTGGCGATTGAGCGCGTTGATGGCGCTCACGTTCACATAACTCTGCTGCCGCGATGGTGTGTACACGCTGGGCGCCTGCGTCACTCCCAAGCCAGCAACCTGTGCCAGCCTGGTCAAGGCCTGCGCTACGGTGTACCACCGCAACCCAGCTTGTGCATAGTCAGACACCCCCACAAAACCTGCAAGCGAGGAGCCCAAGCTAGCAGGTGACGTGAGCAGCCCCTGCGCAGTGCTGATGGCACCGGCCGACCGTTCCGCATAGCCCAGCGCCGACAGCCCAGGCACCTGACCGGATGCCACTTGCGTGACAGCGTTTGCAATAGCGGTGCTGGCGTCTTCCGCAACAAAGTCTTGGTGGCCGTCGACGTTGAACTTCTTTGCAAAGTCGGCGACCGCAGCGGTCTCGATTTTGGCGGCAGCCAGGCGTGACTGGCTGGCAGTGGCAGCACCAACGGCCGGGAACGTGAGTTCACCGGACTCCACAAAACTCAGGCTGAACCGAGCAAAGCCCAGCTCGCGGTTGAACGTGACCCGGGCCAGGTCTTTGAGGCTAACCGTCAGCGTTCCAAACCAAGGATGGATCAGCGCGCCGGCGCCGGACTCCTCGATCGCGGACAGCAAGCGGTTGGCCTGGTCGACATAGTCGGCACCGACCACAAAGGCCTCAAAGGCCATCTCACGCGCGGAGCGCCCCAGGTCTTCCACCCACGGCTTATCTCGCTGCGGGTACTCATGCACCTGCGTGCGACGGCCCGCGCCCACGTCGGTGCTGTCCACCTGGAACGGCACGCCACGGAAGCTGGCAGGGCGCAGGTTTTTGGAAAGCTTATCGGCCATTACAACGGCATCCCAACTGCATAGGAGCGGTAACCCGCATCCAGGTTGATCGGCATGTTTCCGCTGCCAGCCTGCTCCACACGGGAGCCCTGTGGCAGGCCGTCGATCTTGATGTTCACCTGGCCATCAACGCGGCCCTTGGCCTGGGAACCCAAGAGCGAAGGCTTAGCGGCTTGCGCATTCATTTGAGCCATCGGATCTTTGTTGAAGGCGTCATACAGGGCCGTGCCAAGAGTGCCCTGCTTGTCGCCACTGATAAGACGAGCGGCAGGATCAAGCACCCATTCGTTGAGCTTTTTGCCGACCTCCCAGCCCGCCCAGCCCGCGCCTGCCACCAAACCAATCTTGGTCATGACGCCAAGCAGGCGACCCGCATTCAATGCAGTTGCGGCCATCACGGCATTCATGCCACCCATAGAGGCAACAGCAGCTGGTATGGCGGTGACGGCCAAGGTGCCAAGGCTCCAGGCCATCTTCAAGAAGCTGCCAGTTAGAGCGAGCACCGAGGCAATGGCGCTGGCATTCATGAACAGCACCAGGGCAATCAAGGCGTTGCGGGTGCCGCCCAGCCAATCCACCAAGGACTTGCAGCCTTCTATGAAGCTGCCTATGCCGGTGGCCACCGCATTCCAGTCAATTCGGCTCATAGCCGCGAGAAAGTCTTCCACGAACCGGGTCACGTTGGTGGCAATCAACTCCCGATTGGCCACCGCCCACTCGATGGTCCGCTCCATGATCGGGCCCAGCGCGGGCAACAGCTTCGAGGTGATGGTGTTGCCATAGGACCGCAGCACGGCGTTCAGATCATCTACCTGGTCGCCAAAGGCCTCGCCGGACTTGATGGCACTCTCGTTGACCTCAAGCCCCAGCTCCTTGTAGCGCCGCTGCAGCTGCTCAATGCCCTTGCTACCACCCAACAACAGCGGTGCCAGCTCTTGCCAGCTTTTGCCGAAGATGGCGTTGCCCATACGGGCCTGCACCGCCGCATTGCCATTGCGCGCAAACAGGTCGGCAATCTCGGGAAGCAGCTCGGCAGTGGAGCGAACCTCGCCGTTTGCACCACGCATGGCAATGCCAGCGCGCGCAAACAAACTGGCAAGCCCTTGGTTCTTGCCCGCTGCGGCCTCGGCAATGCCTTTGTTGAGCCTGCCCATGCTGGAGGTAAGCGTGCCCGCTTCAATTCCGGACTGGCTTGCCACGTACAGCCACTGCTGGTAATCCGCAATGCTCAAGCCCACCTTCTGGCTGCCCTTGGCCACTTCATCGCCCAGGGCGGCGAAGTTCATGACACCCTGCTGGATGCCAGCAAAAGACAAGCCAGCGGCCAGCCCGCCAAGCAGCCCAACGGGCAACGCAAGGCTTTGTGCCAGCTTGACCGAGCCACTGCCAATGTCAGCCAGGTGCTTGCGCGTGCCGCGCGTGGCTTTGTCTACGCTGGTGAGTGTCTTGAGCAAGCCCGCAGCACTGGCCGAAAGCACCGCCTTGAGTTGCCAGTTGTCAGCCATAGGGCTATTCCTCGGGGTTGATTTTTGCCGCCAGGCGCAGTGCCTGGTGGCGATAAAGCTCGTACTCGCGCATTGGCAGGTTGAGCAGGTTGCCGGGGTCTATGCGCCAAAAGTAGGCGACCTCGAAGAGGCTGTCCAACCAGTCCCCGTCCTTTGCGCCTACTGGAAAAAAGGGAGGATCTCGCTCTGGCAGGCAATGAAGTCGGACACCGACATCGCCTCCACGCTGGACGGCGGGATGCCTGCGAGGCGCGCAATGTAGGCCCCAATGACCTTGGCCCGCACTTCGATCCCTGAGACTCCACCGTCAGCACTGGGCACGATCAGGCTGGGGAACCCCAGCTGCATCAGATCCTTGGGCGTGGGCTCACGAAAAGTGAGCTGGCTCACTTCTTCGCCGTGCGCGCTGATGGGCTTGCTCAGCTTGACGGTGGCCACACCTTCAGCTTGACCGCCGCTCATTGCCAGTTGCCCTTGGTGCCGTTGAACTCCAGCTCCACAGTGCCGTCTTCGGCGTTGTGGACAGCTTCGTTGGCCAGCCATGCGCCGCTGAGCGTGTACACGTCGCCGTTGGCCATTTCGGCGGTGATGGTCATGTTGTCCGAACTGGAGAGCTTGGCCTTGGGAAAGCCGGGCACCAAGATGGCGGTGACCTTGACGTAGGGGACGATGGTCGTCTCCTTGTAACCAGCCACGCCGGTCACGGAGGACACAGGCTCGCGCTTGCTGTCGTTGATGGGCGCTTCGACGCCGCCGGATACTTCCAGCTGCTCGCCGTCCACCTTGATGTAGCAGGTGCCTGCCAGGCGTTTTGTTGCCATGTTGTGAGTTCCTTAAATGTGGGTTGCGGGATGGGCCAGTGCAGGCGGTTAAGCCGTAGCGGGGTACTGCAGGCGGAACTGGTTTAGGACCGCAAACACACGCAGCTGGTTGACCAGGTCGGGCGGCAGCAGCACGTCCAGCCGGTTGGGGTTGGTGGCGTTGCGCTCCACGATCAGGTACTTCTTGAACAATTCCATGTTCTCCACCAACCCGGCGTCTTCCATCTCGGCGTACTCTGCAATCAGCTCACCGCGAATCACGCTGGGCGTGACGATGGCCTGACCGGCGCCAAAGCGCGTGTTGTCATTGGCCAGCTTGTGGCGCGGGTACTTGTTGGTGATGCGCGAGCGCAGGCGGCGCGTAACTTCGGTCAGCTGGTGCAGCGTTTCGCTGTCAAGGTAGCTGGCGTCAGCTTGCGCAAAGGCGTTGCGCTGGTAGGTCGTGATGGCACGCTCCACACGCACCACACCGCCACTGACCACGCTGGTTGCAATGCCGGCATTGAGCAGGCTTTGGCGCTCGGTAAACAGGAAGCGCCGACCGGCACGCGGGGCCAAGATGGTGTTGAGCGGCAGCGTTTGGGTGGGGCGGCCGGGATCTGCATTCAGGCCCACGGCGTTTGCACCACCATACGCGGCCGCGTACTCCCAAGAAGGGTTGGGGCAGTCAACGTCGATCGCCGCGATTGTGTGGTGCGAGTCGTTGCGCAAAGCGCCTGCGGTGACCAGCGCAGAAGCCGTGCCGCGCAGCGCGGTGTACACGTGGCCATACACCTGACGCGACCATGCCCAACGGCCTGCAGATTCGTTGAATTCCGCCAGAAACGCGTCCAGCGAGGCGGAGTCGGTGTAAGGGTGAATGACGTAGTCGTACTCATCGTCACCCATGGCGGTGATGACTGCGCCAGCAATGACTGGGTTGAGCGTACCGCTTGCCAGGAAGCCACTGCCACTGTAGGCCAGGGCGACGCCTGCTGGCAGCACCTCGCCACCGGCCAGACCACGGAAGCTGTCAGACACAGCAATGTCGTTGCCGGTGAGCCCCTTCCAGCGGCAGGTGAGAGTGACCACACCGGCCGCACTGGACGCGGTGACTGGCAAGTTCGTGTTGGCATTGATTGCGGCCGCCATGGCGGTGGCAATGACGGTAGCGGTGTCGGCGCTGTTCACCCCGACAGATACCCGCTGGCCAGCAACGTACAACGCAATGCTGCCCGCAGCCGTTGCAGGGCCAGTGATGGTGACAGTGCCAGATGCTGCTACACCGGCGCCAACGTCGGCCACGGCAAGGCACCAGACCTCGCCAAACGGGTCTTGCGCGCGGTAGTCTTCGTGCATGCGCGCCAGCATGGAGCCTACGCCAAACAGTGCTTTGGCTTGGTCAGTGCTGCCTACCAGCACCGGCACGTTGACTGCCTGCGATCCGGCGGCCAACTTTTGGCCAATCAGCAGGGCGCGCTTGTTTTGCGTGAAGTAGCCAGCCTGGCTGGCGTCCATTTCGGCGTAGAACAGGGGAACCCGCACGTTGGCGGGAATGGATGCAAACGAGATGGTCATGGGTGTGGGCTCCTGTACGTGGCAAAAAAAAGCCCACATAAGGTGGGCGGTTGTGAACTAAGAAAACCTGCAACTGGCTAAGGCAAGTTGCCTGACTTGGGCACGGTGAACCCGGCCTCTATGCGGCCGTCTGGCCCCTCGCCCGCAACGTTGGGGTCGCGCAGCGGGTTGAGTGCATCAATCTTGACGGTGCCGCCGTCAAAGTGCGGCAGCGCCTCGTTGGCAGGGCCTCGCCAGCCATCGGTATCGTCTAGCTGGGTGACTGCGGAAAACTCAAACTGGTACCAAATGCGGGCCCGGTCGAGCTGCAGGATCTGGCCGCCCTCGTATTGAATGGCGTCGTACTCTGCCCCTGGCTCCCAGCCCAGCAAAGCCGACCACAGCAGCCGGCGCACCTGGCGAACGCTGTTCGCACTGCCCTGCCCTTTTTCGTCGGCCTGGTTACTCAGCGCCACCACGATGGCAAAGCCGTCGGTAATGTCTTGGCGCAGTGCGTTCTGGCTTTGCGGCTCGCCGGGGTTGTCATCGAGCGGGATGACAAATGCGCAAGGCGTTGCCAAAGCGGCAGTCTCGGGCAGCAGCTTGAACTGAGCCGCACCAGCTACTCGGTTGCCAAAGTACACCACCCGCTGGCGCAGGGCTTCAATGATGGTTTCTTCAAGCTCCATGGGCTACCTCGGTACCAGGGCGTCGGCAAGCAAGCTCTTGGTGCGGGTCTTGATGCCTGCGGCCTTGTTTGCCAATGCCTGCTCCATGTAGTTGGCGCGCTTGGCAAGCCCGATCTTGGCTGCGCCGTAGAACAGGAAAGCCGGGTAAAAAACGCTGCCTTTGATCGTGCGCGGCCCGATCTTGACCCAGCCGCCTTTGTTACCTCGACTGATGGTGCCGATGCTGCGCATCAACCGGCCGGTTTGCATGAATGGTGCGTCACCTGGTTGGCTTGCAAGTTGGCTTGCCAACGCCTTGCGGCTGAGCAAACGACGGGCTTCTTTGCGAACATCTTTGGCACCCTCATTGAGAGCGCGCCGCATTTTCTTGCGGTCGTAATCAATGGTTTTGTGGAACTGCAGTCCCACATCCATGCGGATGCCACTGATGTCGTTGCCAGTGACAAAGCGGGCTTTGTTGAGCTTGCTCATGCAATGGGCCCCAAGTCTTTTGCGGTGATGCGTGTGAACCGGTTCAGGTCATCGACATCGATGCTGTCTAGCACACGGTAACGGCGGCCCTTGAAGTCAATGACGTGCGAACTGGTGAGGTCGGTCGGCTTGGTGCCGGTGCCCCAGCGCACCCAAAACAGGTCGGTTGGCTCTTCACCGGTGTTCTGTCCCGCGCGAATTGCCAAGCTGCGCACAGGCTCTTTCTTGGCCCAGCGGGAGATGCCAACGTCATAGGTCTCATCCACCCCAAACGACGCGTTGGGCACGTCGGTGCGAAGACGCAGCTGGATGCGCCGGTTTAATTCACCGGCCTCAGGAAGCGGGGCCCGCATGGCTACACGCTCCAGACTTTGTAGCGATCAAGCAGCCGATCGGCAAAGCCCAACGCGTGGGTTTTCAACGTCGCCTCTGCAGACCGGTTTTCGTACATCGCGCTGACCTGCAGCTTGATCCAGCTCTTGATGCTCTCAGGCACGGCACCAGCATTGGCGTATCCGGCCACAAAGGTAAGGCGCACAGCGTTGGCCTGGATGCGTGAATCGGGCCACGTTTTTGCAAAGGCTGGAACCACCACGGCAATTCCGTAGTCATCCGAGTTGTTAAGAACGTAGTTGCTTGGGAGTAGCGTTTGGTCTGCGCCCAAGGTGTCCGAGTAAACGAGGCTGGTGACGCTGGCAACCGGCACCATTGAAAGTTCTATGGCAGCGAGAGGAAAAGCATCTAGCGACAAGCACCACGTTTGCGTCATCAACGCGCGGCCGGTGGCTTGCTCGGCCATCTGGATGGCTGCGCCCAGCATTGCTGTGATCAGCGTGTCGTCATCGCTGGTGTCCACCCGCAGGTGTGCCTTGGCCTCAACCAGGCTGACTGGCAGAGTGCTTGGTGGCGTGATGAGCTTGAGGGACATGGTGCGTTGTGGTGGTTGTGCAGACGTGTAGACAGGTCGCTTTGCAATGCGCTCAGTTTGCTAAGCGCATCACATAGCAGGCTGACCTCAGTCAATCACTCAGGTTGGATCTGGGCGTTGCCGCTTCCGTCAGTTCCTGCAGGCTCTTTGGCTGCAGCCTGCTTGGCTTTGATCTGTGCCTCGAAGTAGGCAACGGCTGCAGGAGCAGGGTCGAGCTGCACAGCGTTCTTGGCCACTTCAGCATCCACTTCAATCACTTCGCCGTGCGAGCCATAGCCACAGTCCGACAGCACCGCGCATTTCACTTTTTTCATAAAGGAGTTCCTGTTGAGATTTTGAAGCCGGGCACGGCAAGCGTGCCCGGGGCGATTGGCGACCTGTTAGGTCGCGCTGTTGGCGCCAAGGCGGATCGGGCTCCGCGCTGCCACGGCAGTGGGGTTCAGGTACTTGCCGTCGAGACGGGCAAACACGTAGAAGCCAATCTGACCCTGGTCGATGAAGCGCTCCGCTGCACGGATCAACATCATGTTGCGCACTTGGCGCACGCAGTAGGTGCTGAAGTCACCAAAGGCCACACACCGTGCGTTTGCCGCCATGACAGGGGCATCCTGGTTGATGGTGTACTTGTAGCCGAGGATGGTTCCACCAAACGGCGTGTAGGTGGAGGCAGTGTCATTGGCAGGTGCATAGTTGGGCTGCCAAATGGGGCGGCCAGTTGTATCGAGCTGAAGCTTGAGGCCTTGCAGGATGTTGTCGTTGAACATCCACTGGGCATTCTGACGGTACCCAGGATCAAGCGCATGCTCCGTTTGCACCAAGCTGACATAAGGGAACGTAACGGTGTTGCCGGTTGCAGCCGTATGGCCAACGCTTGCGCCCACGGTAGCATTGAACACACCTTGCGGCTGGCCAGAGTTGGTGCCGTTGGTCGCGTGCGCGTTGAAACCACGGCCCAGGCGAATGCCAAGCTTGCGCGCAATGTAGGCTTCGAGGTCAAAGGCGCTGTCTTGCAGCAGCTCCAGCGACACCCGCACCAGCGAGCGGTAGGTGAACGCGCCCAACGAAATGTTGCCAAACACTGCGTCAGTGGAGGCAGTGAGTGATACGCCTTCCGCAACGATGGACGCGACGTTGGCGGTGTCGTCTTCCACCGGCATCGGAATCGGGTTGCCGCCATCCGTGGGAAGTACGGTAGAGACGCCAGGATTCATGAAGGCGCCGTAAGCACGCTGGTTTTCGATCAGCGTTGCTTGAAACTGCTGAGGCACGGTGAAGCCACCAGATGCGCCAGTCAAAGACAGGTCACGCTTCTCCAGCAGAAGACTGCGCTCTTCATCTTGCAGGTTGCCTTGGCCACCCACCAGGTAGCTGCGAAACGCCTTGTCGTAAGGGTCGTCACTTAGGCCACCGCGCCGAACAGAGCGCTGGGCAACGGGGTCGTCCCGGGTGCCTTCTTTTTTCTCGTCGATCGGCTTGGCGCTGCGCAGCTCTTCATCGCTGAGGTTCTGCTCGCGTTCGATGCGGCTGCGCAGGCCGTCCAGGCCTTGACTGGCCGTGTTGTACTTGGACTGCTCATCGCTGGTGAAACTGCGGTCTTCTTTTTCCGCAGCTTCGTGCAAGCTGCGCATCAGAGCCACGGCGGAGTTGTACTGCTGGCGCAGTTCGTTGAGTCGCTTGGACATGGGGATTACCTTTCAAGTAGATGCCGACCAGGGCAATCGCGGCGGGGCCGCCACAACCGCCCGCGTGGTCGGCAAGATGCGCGGGACGGCCAATGAAAAAGGCCGCAACGGTTGCCCGCGCGGCCTGTGAATGTGGGTTTTGAAGTTGAACTGCTAGAGGCAGCTGGCAGCAGCAATCTGAATTTGTCGGGCCGTAGATTCACGGCTGCGGCGCACCAGGTCTTTGGCAGCTTGCAGTTGTGACGCTGCGTCTTGGTCAGCCTTTTGCAAATCTTCCAAAGCACGCGCCGCAGCTGAGGTTTGTGGGTATGCGGGGTAGGTAACTACCGACACGTCATACAGCCGGTTGACACGCTTGATGGTCCGCAGCCACGGGCCGGTGCCATCTCGCGTCCAGGTTTGGTCTTCCTTGGAAACGGTAAAGGCAAACGACATTTGCGAAACGTCGCCACGCTTCATCAAGGCCACCAGGTCGCGCGCAGCTTGGGTGTCAGGCACCGTGATCTCCACCTGCAGGCCAGTGGCGTCTTCAGACATAGTCAGTGTGCCGCTTTTGTTGCGGCCCAAGACCAAGTTGGGGTCGTGGTTGATAAGCGCCCGCACATCGCTGTTGCCCAGAGCATCGGTAAATGCACCAGCTGTGAGCTGCTCGCGAAAGCCCCCCAGGTCTTCACTGAGCTGGTTGAACACGGCCGCGTAACCACGGATGGTCGGGGTGCCTGCGTTGTCATGCAGTCGCACCTCTTTGCACAGGATGCGGCGTTCGATTTCTTTGCTCATGGTCTTAAGCCTTTGGGTTGGGGTCGGCTGCAGGGTCAGCTGCAGGGTCTTTGTTGGTGTCAACCATGTTCAATGGCGTGAGATAGGTGTCTCCGCCATCAATGGGCTCTTCGTTTTCGCGCGCGCGAATGTCGTTTGCACTGAGCCAACCCCACTGGCGCCCACGCACGTAGTACTCGCCGCGCGCTTTGATGTCGCCGCGCAGCAGGCCGTCAACGTTGAATTCGCAGTACAGATCGGACGGCTGGCCACTGGTGCTGCTCGGGAACAGCTTGCGGTTGAACTCTTGCTCAAACCGCACCAACCAGGGGCGCAGCGTGTGGGTTACAAACTCCAGAGCCTGGTGCTCGATGTTGCTGAATGTTGCGCGGTCAAGGTCGCCAATCATGTGAGGCGGCACGCGAAACCAGCGGGCAATTTCACTGACCTGCATTTTGCGGGTTTCAATGAACTGCGCCTCGTCAGGATTGACGCTGATCGGACTGAACTTGGCGCCACCCACTAACACTGCAGTCTTTTGTGCGTTCCTCAAACCTCCGTATGCAGCGTTCCAGGCTGTGAGCAAGTTGCGCTGTTGCTCAACGGTGGGCGCGCCTGGCATTTCAATCGTGCCGGAGGGCATGGAGCCGTTGCCAAAGAACGATGCACCAAATCGCTCGGTGGCGATGGCTAGGCCGATGGACTGTGCGCCGTACTTGATGGGCGACATCCCGCTGATGCCATCAAACGACAGGCCCGGCACATGGATGATGTTGGCCTGGTTGACTGTAAACGTCTTGCCATCAAGCTGGATCGCATACGCCAGTTCGCCAGTGTTTGGCTCTTTGAAGATGCGCACCCCCGGCGACGCAATTGGCAGCAGCTGGATTGGGTCGCCTGCGCCATTGCGTTCAATGTAGGCATAGGCATTTCCGTGGCAGAGCACACCCGCAGACAAGGTCTCACGAAAAACGCAACTCGTCATCATGCGATTGGGCTCGTCGTGCAGTAGCCGATGCTGCACCAGGTCGGTCACCCGCTCACGGCTGCGATTGTCTTTGCGCCGGTAGACATGCAGGGGCAACGAGCCAATCGACTCAGATATCAGCCGCACACATGCTGACACCGCCGACAGGCGCATGGCCGAATCTGGTGTCACCGACACGCCCGAGGCTGTACTAACGCCGCCAAAAGCTTCCAGCAGCAGCGAGTCTGGATTCGCCAGCGAGGCGCGGCTTTCCCCAGAGCCGAGCCAGATGCGCGACAGAAATCCTTTGAGTCCAGCCATGTTTTGCTTATCCAATCACCAGTTCACCACCTGAGGCGTAGTAGTCATTTTCTGCATCGTCTTTCACAGCAAGCGCGCGATTCATGCTGACGATGGTGCCGATAGCGGCATCGATCTTGTTTGTCGCCCTAGATTTGCGTGGGAAGATGTTTTCGTTGCGGTCTTCTTTGACCTCAACGTTGCTCATCATCCACACGTAGCACGGGTTACCGTCGTGGTGGAACCGACCAGCGTCCACCAATGCTGCGATCACCTTCATGGGTTCGCTGAGGTAGCGCACCTGCTGAGGTATGTCCACCACCGTGATGCCTTGATCCTGCAGATTGGCACCCATTTGATGGCCGCCCCACGGGTCTTTTGCCACTTCTTTGGTGCCGATCTGTCGGCATGTATCCAGCACGTCTTCCTCGATCTGGCTCAGCGAGATCATGTTGCCGGGTGTAGCAATCAAGTGCCCCGCATTGACCCACGCCTGGTAGTGCGCGTTCTCCGGTTTTTCAAGCGCTGCCTCGGGCACGTAGTTGAAGGAGAAAGCGTAGTACTCCCGCTCTTCTCCATCCCCCAGCCAGCACAGGACCACGGCACTCGCAATGTCTTGCTTGCTGGCAAGGTCCAAGCCAATCACGCTGCCATCCCACTGGTGGCTCTCAACGGTCAACGTGCTGTCTCCGGCTCGCTGCAGGTTGTGCAGGTTGAGCCAAGGCGAGGCAGCCGCCACCCAGATATTCAAGTGCTTGGTCTTGAATACGTTTTGCTTGCGCGGGTCAGCCTGGGCGTCGCGCTGCTGGATCTGGAGAAACTCCGCGTCCACCGATATCCCGAAGTTCGGGTTGGCCTTGCGCAGCGCTTCTTCAGACGTCCAGTCGTCATCGTCGTCAACTGTGAAGACGATGCCAAAGCGTTGCTCGTTCTCGACCACGCCTTCCAAGATTTTCTGCAGCTCCACCTGGTGAAGGTAGGCTGGCTTGGAAATGTCTGAGCCCGCGGTCGTAATCACCAGGATCATCGGCTGGCTTCGGGCGCCCATGCCGGTCTGCATGGTGTCGTACAGCTCCGAGGTTTGGTGCTCGTGGTACTCATCCACGATGGCCAGGCTGGGCGATGCGCCGTCACCAGGCTTGCCGATCACCGGCTCAAACTTTGAGTTGGTCTCGACGATCGACAAATTCGACGCGTTAGCCGCGACGCCATACTGTTGGCAGAACCTCGGCGTGGCCTTGGCCATCAGCAGAGCGGGCCGGAAAACTTCCATAGCCTGGTCTTGCGAGGTCGCACCGGAGTACACCTCGGCACCAAACTCGCCGTCCACGGCCAGCATGTAGTTGCCGATCACAGCCGCCAGGGTTGACTTGGCATTCTTGCGCGGCACGATCACGTCGACCACGCGGAAGCGACGCTTGAACGAATCCTTGTGCACCCAGCCAAAGGCACTGGCCAGGATGAATATCTGCCACCGCTCCAACTTGATCAGCTGGCCACGCGCTGCCCAGTCCCCCTTGATGTGGGGCATCAGCTCGGCAAACTTGCACACCCGCTCGCCGGGGCGATACGTCTTGCCCTTGCCATCCCTCAGCTCAGGATTCCAGACATACGGCATGGCGCCATTGCGAGACCGCTCCAAATCCTTCAGGTGCCGCTGGCACGCCAGGCGGTGCCACTTGCAGGCCAGTACTCTGCCGGCAACAACATCCTGCGCGTAAGCCGTTGCAATATCGCCGAAAGTGGAATCTAGAGTCTGTTCCATTCGTCTTGTGAGCCCTCTTCAAAGAGGCTTCCCTGCCTGTTGTCACTGGTGGTTACGCGCGTGCGCGCTGAGGGCGACAACCCGAACAGATCGAGGTAGCGCTTTACTTGTTCAGCAGCGTGCTTACCAACCACCCAGTGGTGTGAGTAAGTGAAGTTCCCGTTTGCGGTCTTGACCATGAGGCCGTCACCACCGGCGTATTCGAGACCCTGAGCCTCCGCCTTGGCGCGTGCGTTTTCGGCATCCTTCATCGCGCGACTGAGCATGCGCTCAGCCCACACCATCTTGGCCCACGCCTGGCAGTACAGCACCAGAGCAGCGCGGTCCAGCTTCGACACCAAGCCGTAGCGTTCCAGCTCGACAGAGATCCGCTTCCATTCCTTTCTGGCCTCGGGCCATATCCAGGAGGGAAAGTCTGGGATCTCGACCTCAGGCCGAAACTCATCAACGAGGTTCCCCAACGCCTTCTTGCTTGGGTTTCCGCGCAGCTGGTGGACATTCGCAGGCAACGGCCGTGGACCAGGTCGCCCCATAAAACCCCCAATGTGATTGCGTGCAGACGTCTGCACAACCTAGCAAAACTGGCAGGGGGTACCCCCCCTCCCCTGTAACTCCCGCACGTAAAAATTTGACTAAGCGGCCGGTTTCCGCCTTGCCACCTGGCAGAGATTGAACACCCCCCTACCCCTGCGCGCGACGCCTGCCTCGCAGGCTTTCTGCCTCGGTCTTTGCGTCATGGCACGGCTCACAAAGGCCCTGTACGTTGGTTGAGTCATCGACTCCACCCTCCGACAAGGGAATGATGTGATCGCGCTGCGTTGCCAGCGTCACGCGGCCGTTGCGCCTGCACCCTGCACACAAAGGATCAGCGCTGAACAGCGCCTGCCGCATGCGCTGCAGCTTGCGGCCGGTGATGCGCTTTGTCGCGTTGCTGCCCTTTACCCAAGCTGGCCTAGGATGGCTTGCGCATCGGCCAGAACCATCGTGCGACAGCGACTTGCAACCAGGCGCAGAGCATGGGCGTGGCGCGGCTTGTGGCATAGGTACAGGTTGATGACAACAGGGAGCCGCCTACCGACTCAATCCACCTGACGCCCGTTGTGAAGAGACGATGGGTATTGCCTGGGTGATTAGGCCAGTGATCCCCGACCAAGTGCGATGCCTTCGACTTACTTTGTTGCCATCGTGGATGCAACCTGGTCAGACCGCGCAGCAGGTAGTGGCTAACCACTGCGCATGCATAGTGCAGGTAGCATTCATCATGGCAAAAGAAAAACCCCCGCACAGTGGTTACTGGCAGGGGTTTGAGCATGTGAGTCGCGGGTGGTGACACGAAATCCACAGCTTGCCAGAAATGTACCGGAAAGCTCTATGGTGTAAAACTCCTTTTTGCAGCGTCTTGAGCTTCACGCTTGTCATCAAGCCAGCGGGCAATGGCACGGTCTGCAGCCTCCAGGTTGGCACTGATCGTGGACTCAGCGCGTGCCATGCGCTTGGCCACCTGGTTGCGTGGCAGACCCTTGGCATAGGTCAGGGTCAGCACCAGGTACAGATGCGACTGGCTAAACCGCAGTGCCTTCACTGCGTCATCAATCTCGCTGGCATCAAGTGCAAGGATCGGGATGGCCGCTGCAGCAGGACCGCTAGGGGCAGCAAGCCGAGCGAAGGTGCTTTGGCGGGGAAACCCAAGCGCGCCTGTCTCGCGCTGGGCACACCACCGAGCCCAGTTCTCCAGTCGGCGCCTCACCCAATCAA